TGAGGATAATCTCTGAGCAAGGATTTGTGCCAAAGTCCCAGTCGCTATCTCGTCTACCGTTTTTCGCAGCCTGTTTCTGACTTGCCACTCGACTAAAGATACCTCGTTCGCCTGATCGTGATTCATATAAACTTACCCATTCGTTTAGGAAAGCCTCAAAGTCTGGCTTCTCTGTGTAACATGCGCTGTTGTTTGCTAAGCCCCTTTGTGGTTCTTCGATCCACCACTGCCCGTGCTTCGCTCTTCGGAGTCTGTCGTCTGTGAGGTTGCTGAGGCTGATGAGGGCGCTTCGTCTAACCCCTCCGACAACCACGATCTGAGCGATTTTGCAGCAGAGATCATGGCATTCAATGCTGCTGAGTTTTCTACCAGCCGCCCGTTTAAAGACATCAACTGTGAAACGGAATAGGTCGATAAGGGGCTCAGGTCCGCTAGCTCTTCCTCCAAAAGTCTTAAGTGTTGCTCCAGCAGGTCGCACCTTTGACGTATCCCATGACGGTAGTTGTCCACTATAGAGCAGAGAGATAAGCTCTCGGTAGGCTTTTGCCCATCCGATTTTGCTGTCGATGACTGTGATTGTTGTTTCTGTTTCATGAAAGTCCTCCGCGACTTCAGGTAGTTTAGTTACGTACTGACGCTCTACAGAAAAGCCAACACCAGTACCACACATAAGTATGTACATCATCTCATCGAAAGCTCGTGGATGATCAATAGGCAGGTAGCTACAGTTAAACCCTGCTACGTTGTCACGGTCAAGTGCCTTACCTGCTGTCATCAATGCTCTCATTGACGGCATGACTTCAAGGTTTAGGATGGCGTTGTACACGTCATGGTAATCCTGTCCCTTGAGCTGACCACGGTCTTTAAAGTAATCACAGTAACGCTTTACAGTCTCATCCCAATTCTCTCGTCTCTGTTCCTCTGGAATGTAACGTGCATAACGTGACTTGTGAATGTACTGCTGGTATGAATCCATCAATGTATTGCTCCTCTATCAAAGTTTCCAGTTAGCATTTCTTGCTTCATTTTATCAATTAAAAAGTTTGCCTCAATCGCTGACATGTCTGTTGCTATCTGAGCCATCCCGTCAGGTGTCTCTACAATCAGTATGAAATTACCTTTATCAGTTACGTCATTGACAAGATTAGCAGACACCATAGCAAGCTTCTCAATCAGTGGCATCTCTTCCAACTCTTCAGCCTTGTTCTTGCCAAAGTCTCCGTTAATTACTTTCATCCTTCACTCTCCTCTGTTTTTTATAACACTCTGCACAGTATCGCTTAACATCTGTGTGATCGAATCCATATAACAAAACAACATGACATCCATTACAAAGGCAAGCACCCCTGCCGTTGTTAAACTTGACTATGGCGTTCTTGTATTTTGTTGCCATCCTTCACTCTCCCTTTCCGAATTATACGCGCCCTCATTCCGAATCAGACGAGATTGCTACACAGGTATACATCGTAAATGTAGCTTTTCTGCGTAAATATGTAGATATATCCATGCTTTTCTGCACAATGTATATATGAATGTATACTTTTCTGTGTATTAACGATCACCGCCACTACCCTGTATAACGCCACGCGCCATACGAGACTTCAGCTTTTCAATGTTGAAGATGGCAATGTCCTCTAGCTTGATGCCTTGATCAGCTGCCATGTTAGCTAGATTCCAAAGCACATCACCTAACTCCGACACCACCTTAGTACGATCAATATCTACAGCGTCACCCCGTAGGAGAGGCTTGACAAACAAGTCAGCGGCCTCAGCAGATTCAATCATCAGTGACGTTACAGGATACATGGGGTCTGTGTAGATTGCTGTCTCCTGTGCTAGCTTTTGATAATCATTAAATTCCATTTTCCACCTCATCTACTGCTTCAATCATTTTGTCCAGATACCACTTAGCCTTCTTCAGATCCTGAACTGGATGCTCCTTGTAGCGCCACCTGTGAAGATACTTCAGGGTGTTGCCTTCACAGTACTCAATAAACCCTTCACCTAACTGTTGCTTGATATAATCAATGGCTTCGATACCGCCTGTGTTGTAGTGCTTAGGTTTAGTCACTGCGTCCCATTCTGCTGGTGTTGCGTCATTAAGTCTCATTGTCAATCTCTTCCTCAAAAATGTCTATGTTGTTTAAAAACTTATCCTCAAACCTGTCCAAAAGCTCTTCCTCGGTAATCTCAAGTATCTCACAAAGAAGAGTTACGTCATACGCTCTGGACACTTTGTCCTTAAGCTCATCAAAAGTCCATGTCATAATTCATAGCCGTCTCAATGTATTTAAACAATTCATCAATGGTTTTTAAAGTATAGTATTGAAATCCTTCCTTTTCACACCACTGTCCCATAGTCATTTTTGCTCCTTTCCTTAGTTTCTTATTCGGGTCTGACAACACAAAGATCAACTCCTCAAACACTAAGCTGTCCCTGATGGACGTGTATTTCTGTGTGTCTCCTACCCTAAAGTACCCCTTGCACTCAATTAGAAAATGTTCACAAACAAAGTCAGGCTTGTAGTTTCTGTGTATCGTGTAGGGGACTGTGTACGGTTCAAACTTAAACATTCCCCTTGGTGCTAACTCAGCAAACTTCTTCTCAAGTCCTGACCGATAGATCCCATAGTTTTTAGTCGATTTGCTCAAGACTTATCTCCTGTACTTTAGGCTCATTTTCCACCTTTGTCAAGAACTTTGGTCCTGTAGAGTACAAAAAGACTCTTAGCTCGGGATAACAGCTTTGCTTGAATTGACAATACGAGCAACCTACAGCGAGTTTTAAGTTTCCTGATTTTCCATCGGGAATAGGCTCGTTGCATAAAACTGGGGGCTGTGGCTGCTCCACTAGCTTTTTTACGTGTTGTACTCGCTCCACAATCGAGTCCTTAAGCACTTCGTACACTGGGGCATTGGTGTCCTCCAGATCGTACTTAAGATACGTCAGGTGTCCATTCTGCTTGTCCATAGCCAACCAACCGATCTGTGTTGCATTCTCAGAGTGTGCATAGGCTTTGATCTGATCTATATAACCAAATGGGTCGTCAAAGGCCAGTGTACCGTCCTTGAACTTTTTAAAGCCATAACTGCTTGTGGACTTAACGTCAGTGACAATACCATCAATCTTACAATCCATGTGACCGACAATGCCTTCCACTTCACAAACTTTCTGCTCATCAGTAACCTCATGTCCAGACATGCGTACTAGGAACAACAACATCTCCTCGATCAAATGTCCATACATGAACTTGATTAGGTTATGTGGCTGTAGCTTCTCTTTGGAAGTCCCATTGAAGTGATTCCAAAGATAACGGTCATCGCGTCCTATGTTTGACAAGCGTAGCTTACGTCCGTCAAAACCACGACTGGTAAACTCCTTACGCATCAGGTCCTTGACAGCCTCTCCAAACTTCTCAATCTCAGCCTCAGGGTCTACCGTAGGGTCAGGCCGCTTGGTCTCCATGAGCTTGTAAATGTCATCAACTAATGTGTGTATGTTTTTCATTGTGTTCCCTCAGGTAGTCTATCGCTCTTTGTAACATATCAACGCTGTCATCAAAACCACCCAGTGATCTGTTACATTTATGACAGAGCCAACCTCTAAATTCCTCAGTCTCGTGACAATGATCCAAAACCCACGAACCGTTCTTTGTATTTCCTCTCCCGTTGACTTCCTCTTCACTTCCCAAGCATATAGGGCAAGTGTAGTTGTCAGGGGCTATTCCGTACTTTTGCTTTAGTCTTTCACGTACTTTGCTTAACTCGTTGTTACACTTCTTACACTCTGGTCTTAAGTAGTTGCCTCCTGAGGTTCTTGAGAATGCCGCTAAGGGTAGTATGTATTTACACTTGCTGCATTCCTTGACTCCGTCCCCTAGGTCGTAGTGGTCGTCCTCTAGGAAGCTAAGCTGATCCATTAGTGTGTGTCTGCCCAGTTGTCTCCAATTTTGTACTCACCTGCCAAAGGGCATCTGAGTTCGAAGTATTTCCCTGCGGCTTCAATTGACGCAACAGCCAGTCTACCGAAGCTCTCTGATTGGTCACTGCGG